TTCTTACGATTTGACCGTTTGGGGTACTTAAAATCTTTGCTCTCCCTATATAATTATCACCATCTTCTTCTAGTGATGTAATTAAATGAGAGACTCTATCTAAATTGATTGTCGGACCTTCTGGATGTCCTAATTCGCCGAATGCACGGTCTTTTTCAATGAATTCTTTTCTATAACGACCAACCTCTTTTTCCATTATGTTTTTTGGATAGACTCTGCCGTTTCTGTTTTTGATTTCTGATTGCATGAATACACCTTCGATGTAGTATTCTTTCTCACCCTTCTCGTTTTGTTCGATGATTACAGGTGATATTGCGTAATCGTTATATTCAGATATTAGTTTCATTGAATAACTCCTTAAATTCGTCTATAGAGAATGATTCTCCCATAGACTGTAAAACATTCTTAATGTCTTTCATGCTTTTCTCAGCATCTTTAATGTTTTTGTATGTATCACCTGTGTCCATTCCATCTAAAAATACAAAAACCTCTTTACCTTTTTGAGAATAAGTTAGGTCGTACTTCTTACTTCCAGCTTTAACTACTTCATTTTTAAGTTGTTTATGACCACTAGGCAACTTTACTTTTGCCTCATTTAGTTCTATAGTCATTTGCTGAAACGATTTCATACTAGTCCTCTTTCTTATCCATCCAATTTACCTGAGTTTCGACTCTTTTCATGTCTATACTCTCGGCTGCCTTTTGATGTAAACCTGTAAAGATAGAATCTTTGGCACTATCCATTTTACCATCTTCAATTTGGTCTACTATTTCTTTTGATATATCATTCATTTATTAAAATCCTCCGAAGTCGTCTTCGTCTTTTTCACCGTTTTCATCTCCACCACCCTCTTTCTTTATTTGAGAGTCGATGATTTTGATATCTTCCTCTGTTTGATGCAACACATACTTTCTGATGTATTCATCTGAGAAGTATTTACCGACATATTCACTCATTTGTCCTAGAGTGTCCATTCGTTCTCTTAATACTTCTGCATCTTTTAATTCTGTAAAGTGGTTGTCTGTTGCCCAATCGTATTGAATAAAATCTTTAATCTTATCAAACTCTTCTGAACTTACAATCTCTTTCAAAATTAATTGAGTTCTCAACATATCGTTGAATACTCTTGCAAATTTCTTTTGAAGTCTATTAGTAAACTTATTAAACTTCAATTCGTCTCTCGTAATCTCTGATGATTTACCCATGTTGAAACCATTATCTGATTCCATACGAGAGATAGGTACATTCAATGCACGATATAGTTTCTTTTTAAAGTATTCTATATCTGCAATGTCATCTAAATTCTGACCACCTGGAAGTGTAGATATCTCTGTTCCTCTACCACCTTCTCTTCTCGGTAACCAAAAGTCTTCCATCATTGACATGTGTTTTCTGTCGTCTTTGATTTCACCTGTCTGAGCATTATAAACAAGTTTATTTCTATACTTGTTCATTACATCTGACAAATACTGTTCTGCTTTTGCCTTTGGCAAGTTACCAACATCGATGTAGAAGATTCTTCTTTCTGGTGCTCTTGATATCCTATAGATAACAAGTGCATCTTCTATCATTGACAACTGATTTGCAGTCTTCATTGCCTTATGTAGATACCCAACTACAACATTTTTAGTGTAGTCTAATAGACCTGAAGTAGTATAACATACTGCCTCTGGTGCAATCTTGACGGTGTTTCCTTCTCCAGAACCACTCTTGTCAAAACCTCTATCGTTGAAAAGATAAAACTCTTCAACCTTTGTAATCTTTTCAACATTCGTTTTATTGTCTCTGTCTTTCTCAATATTACGAACTTTCTTAATCTTTATAGGGTCAATATTCCTAATGTCGATGATACCTGCTTTAGGTCTTTTTGAGTCCACGACTTTATGAAAGTAGACTCTACCATCGATGTACCATTTTCTGAATAATTCATGAGAGTTCTGATTGAATCTCATTATGTTTAGGATGTGATAAAACTCGTCTTGCACCTTACTTTTGATGCTATCAGAGAGTTTTGCATCTCTGAGGTCGAGTGATACTATCCTATCCGAAGTATCAGAAGTAATACACTCATTTACTATATCTTCAATTGCTGAGTCACACTCAGGTATTAAAGATATTTCACGGTATCTTTTAATGAGTTCTGACTCATTTTTGACACCACCTTCCATGTCGATGTATGACCCATAAGCACCACCTGTAATAAAACCACCTGGTTGGGTTTGTATAACTGGTGTGCCATCGTCATCGACTGGCGGTACGAAAGAGACTGCTTTTTTATCAATCTCTAACGCTCTTAACTCGTCTCTTTTACGAGTGATTTCGAACCCGAATATTTCCATACTATTATTTATAACACCCTTTTAGGTGCTAATTTCACTTATTAAACTACTCTTTCCCAATGGGAAAAAGCGAATACTGCATCAAAAGTCTCTATTGCATCACCTGTATCGTAATCTAATGCGATTGGACCGATTGACTTAGGATACATGTTAAAAAATTCATATCTTGCTAGAACTCCGTCTGCTTTATCTAACTGTTCTACGAATGCTCTATCAACCATATAATCTAATGTTGCTGAACCTCTTGAATCAGAAGTTCCAGCAATCTCATTCATATGAGATTCTAAACCTGTTCTAACTTCAAAGTTAACATCATTAATTATGGTTACAGTCCAATCTTCGAAAGCTCTGTCACCAGGTAATTTTAATGTATTACCCATATGTTTAACAGTGATATCTCCGAATGATGAACCTGGCATACTAGCAGCCTTAGCTAAAAACTCTATTTTGTTTCCTACTCTTGGGATAAAGACTTTAAATCGGTTAGCTCTTGGGCCGCCTCCGATTAAGTTTGCTTTAAATTGGTCTATTGTTGCCATTCTTTACTCTCCTTAAACTGCTGAATAGATTTCACTAAACTCTACACCACTTCTCGCAGCTACAAAGTTCAATGTAATAAAGTTAATTGAACGAGCAGGTTTTACAAAGATTGAACAAACGAATTCGTTTCTGTCAATAACTGTATCTGTATTATTTGTTTCGTCACAAATAACTGAGAAGTCTACTAATCCTCTTCTGTTTTTTACATCTCTTAGGAAAGGTTCAACAGCACTTCTAAATTGTGCTCTTGTAAATGCATCGTTGAACTCAAACAATTGTGCTTGAGCAGCCGCTGCTATTGCTTTCTCTAATACTATGAATAATCTTCTAACATTGATTCTATCGAATGCAGAAGGTGTTGTTAATGCTGTTTTGTCACCAAATAGTACAGTACCTTGTCCAGGGAATGTGACTATTGGATTAATTCTTGCACGATATAGGTCATCTCTACTTCCTTGTTTCGGATTGAAAGCAAGTTTAGTGATACCTAAGTATTGTCCTCTGCTGAATCCAGCAGGTGAGAACCATGGGTCTCTTAACAAGTCTGACCTTGCCATGATACCTGCAGTGTGTCCGTTACCTGGAACCCAACAATACTTGTCATTGAATCTATCGTAAGAATATACCCAACCTGAATCTAACACTGCATATGATGAAGATGTGACATTTGAAAAGTCTGCTTTAACATTTGCTACTTGTGTTGATTCTGAAGAAACATCAACGATTGATGTTTTTCTTGGTGAACATATGAACATGCAATCTTTTCTTGTTGTTGCAAGTAATATACCTTGATTCACTATTGTATTATGGTCTGCAACTGTATCTTGGTCGACACCACTTCCGTTATCAGTTCTTGTTGAACCACATATTAGGAATGAAATGTCCATTGTATCTGCATCTGAGAAATGTGTATCCCATGCACCATACTTTTGACCTGCAGTAGGACTTCTTCCGTCTACACCTGCAGATAGTGAATAGTTCACTGGTAATAATGGTCTTAAAAATGCAGCTGCAACTGATTGTGCATGAGTTCTATCTATTGTAGAACCATTAATGATTGTTGATTTATGACCTGACCACCATACCCATTCGGAATCTCTTGCAATTACATTCTTGTAGTAATTACTTCTTCCTGTTGAGTCTTTAGCGTCTGAAGCACAAGAAACATATCCGTGAGTCTCTAGGACTCCGTTAACTGTTCCTGATATTTCTCCATCTTCGTCTATGACAACGATGTGCATTTCATCTGCAGTTCCTGAAACCGCTGCTTGAGCTGCTGAAATACCTGGTGCAGAATCAAACAAGTTATGGAATTCCCAATATCTATCGATATTAGAACCACTTGATTGAGCTACTAATAAACCTGTGCCAGCTGGTTGATTCAATGCAACAATAGTTATAGATGTTCCGTCTGGTTTTGATATAACTCTGTAGAAGTTATTATCACCTTGGAACTGAACCTGGTCTCTTATGTTGAATACTGATGAATCGGCAACTGAAATTATAGTTTGTCCGACTGCTTCTGTTCCACCTACAGTGGTAACTGAGTCGTTATAATATGCGTTCGCTGACGCACATACGGAAACTTTGACTGAGTTTCCTAAAGAACCTGCATATCTCGCTACCCAATCTCCGACTGTGCCGGACTGAGTTCCACCTTTATAGGTGCTTTCGTACTCGCCATCATTCTTTAGTAGTTGAGATGCACCACCTGAAGCATTTGCTGATGCTAAAGATGTTGTGTTAATTCTAACTACTCTTAGTGATGAACCATACTTCAAGAATGCTTCTGCTGAATAAAAGTCTTCAGCTCCAGCATCGGTATTTGCAGGTGACGAAAACTCATCTATCAAACCCTTACTATCTGAAACTGTTTTTACTTCATCAACAGGTCCCCACTTAAATTGACCTGCAAAAGCACCAGTAGTGCTTGAAACTGCAGGCACAACATTTGTTAAGTCTATCTCTGAGACTTGAACTCCTGGTGATACTTGAAATGCCATACTTTTCTCCTGTTAATGTAAAAAGTGTTTACTAGATTATTTATAAGTTTAAATAACCCAATGAATGCTTCCATTTACATTCTATACATGTATTTAGTTAATCTAAAAACCATCTATCTCCATCAGCATCGACAAAGGATTCAGTATTGTTCTGTCCTGTATCGAATACACCTGCTGGTAATATATCGTCTTCTATTTGTTTTTGTTGTTCTGCGTATAATAGTTCTTTAACTTGTCTATCAGTTAAATGGTAAAAGTGTTCTGTTGTCACAAACCATGAGAATAACACTAGATTCATAACCATATCGTCATGAAACCCTCTATCTGCCTCAAAACTAGTACCTTTACTTATAAAAGTCATGAGTTCGGTGATACCTTCTCTATCACATATTGTCATTCGGTTCTCTTCTAATAACTCTTTTAATGTCGAACAACCTATTCTTTTAATTCTTTTAGTCATTGTCACACCGATATCTTCTGCTTTACTCATACCTTGAACAAAGACATTTGGATATTCTATATCATAATGTAGTTGTGTTGCAACCATTCCACCCTCTGCATTGTTCTCAATGATTACTAATGATTCATTATAGGGTGTAGTATACTTTGCAATTAGGTCTGGAAATAACATAGGAGATATCATATTATCTCTATAGGTACAAACCTGTCTGAATGGTTTCACTGATATATCCATAATAGTAAATGTAGAATAGTCTATTCCACGACCTTTGGAGACATCAACAGTAGTAATATATGTGTGTCCTTCTTTAGGTTTCTCATATACTTTAACACCATCTCTGTTCCAATCTGGTTCTTTTGCCATTAAACCCAATAATGTATTAGAATTTATAAGAGTATTACCTGTTCCTAAGAATGAGTTTCCATACTCTTGTTCAAATTGTGCTTCTGATGTGTTTGCAATAGTCTCTTTCTTCCATTCTTCATCTCTTCCTGGTACATCGAACCAGTTAATAAGAAAGTGTTTATATTCAGATTGTTTATGAACGGCACTTTCATATATCTTATAGAACATATTACCAACACCGTTTGCAGTAGATGTGATAATAACTTTCGAATCTTTACCAGATGTGACAACAGGATATGTTGCAGTATAGAATGTCTCTGCATCATCAACGAAGGCAAACTCATCAAGATACAAGAGGTTAATAGACAATCCACGGATACTGGAACTGGAAGTTGCCGCAGCGACTACTTTTGAGTCGTTTGCAAATTCTATGGACCCTTTGTTAAGTATTTTTACTCCAGGTTGTAGGAAAAAGGGAACACTTTCCAACATGGTTACCATTCTTGCAATCATTTCTCTTGCAATTGCACCTTTGTTTGCCAAAACAGCAACAGTGACTTCTGGATTAAAGAGTAAAAACCATAATAGATACGCACAAGATGTGATTGATTTACCACTCTGACGAGATGCAAGAACGATATTAAAACGATTTGAGTTGTAGTGTTCGATGAGTCTGTCTTGGTACCCACGAAGTTTAAAGGGTACCATACCCTCATCTAGTGATATAATTTGTGTATAGTTCTCAATAAAATGACAAGGGTCTTGTGAACATTTCACATACTCTTGCATTTCCTGGTCGGAATACTTAGTTTCAATACCTGACCTTTTGACTAAAGTGTTACCTAAGTAACCTTCGTTTTTAGGTTGTACCATGTTTTAAACCCCAATGAGATATAGGCAGATGATTTGATAATTCATGTTTGCCATCAAATGTAAAAATCCAACCCAAATAATTCCATGTTTCAATTGACTTGTAGTATGTTAAAAATTCCAAGTTTCCTTCCCATATTATCTTTTTATAATGAAAATTATTTCTATACATCAAATTTTCTTTTGTATCAGGATAGTAATCTTGTAAGAACTGTTTAGAATATTTGGAATGTTTATCATAACCTATATCTTCGTATTCACAAGTTGACTCTCCTCTGATATCTGATAGTTGTACTTTATTTGGATATAGTTTATCTATAAAGTTATGTTTTGTTGCGTATTCAACTAAGTCTAGTATGTGACCAAC